GAGAAAGAGATCACCGAGAGCGCGAGCGACTGGCAGCAGGGCCTCATGGCTCGGCTGATGAACAAAGCGATCCGTCGCTGGAACCAGGGATCGATCTCGTCGTGGCGTCACGAGCGTCGGCCGCTCCCTCAGATCTGGATCAACCAGAAGCGCGTGAAGATCGGCGTCATGTTCGGCAGTCCCGACACGATGCCCGGCGGGCTCGGTCAGGGCTTCCAGGTCGTCGCCGAGGTGAAGTGGTCGCACGGGACGACCGAGACCGAGGAGGACCAGTACGGCGGCAAGACCGAGACCATCCAGACCGCGCTCTGGGAGCTGCTGCGGTTCGAGATCAGCAAGGACAAGGCTGGTGGCTCGCGGAAGACGAAGGGCAACTACAAGCAGGCGATGGAGGACACCGACACCTACACCGCCGGCACGGTCCTCGACCACGAGCGCATCCACAAGCTCGCGATGGATCGCCTCGTCGAGGAGAAGAAGAAGGGGTCGAAGAAGATCTACGTGCTGGGTGATCGCGAGTACACGTCGCAGTCGGCCATCGCGAACGATCTGCGCGCCGACCCCGAGCTGTATCAGACCGTCCGCGCCACCCTCTTGAACCTCCTGTTGAAGTGAATGGCGCGGCGGCGCCTCATACCGAACTTCCTCCAGGAGCAGGCGCCCGAGGAGGAGGGGGACGAGTCGAGCTACTTCGACCCGAAGGCGAAGAAGCGTCGACTGAAAGAGCACCGCGCGAGCAAGGCCGGTCAGGCGAAGAAGAAGACCCACCAGAAGAAGCCCAAGGCCCAGGAGAAGAAGACCGCGAAGGCGGTCGGCGGGCGACGGCAACCGGGCTCGGGGTCGCTATCGCACGCGAAGGGCGACGTGAAGCGAGAGGGCGACTTCGCGCTGCTCGTGGAGAACAAGCGGGTCGACTACAAGCGCGGCACGAAGAAGGGGCTGAGCATCGGCGTGAAGGCCGAGTGGCTCGGCAAGATCACGCGCGAGGCGTTCGACGAGAACGCGAGTCCAGCGCTTGCGATCCAGTTCGACGACGAGGTCATGCGTCAGGAGACGAGGCGCCACGGCGTCACCGTGGAGACAGATTGGATCGCACTGCCACTGCCGGTGCTCAAGCGGCTCCTGGAGCGCCTCGGGGAGGACGTCGAGCTGTGAGCGAGAAGACCTACAAGGCGTACCTCACGCGCCGGTCGAAGTGGGAGGCCATCTGGGCGTGCCAGAAGCGGGACATGATCGGCATCGCGGCTCTTCGCGAGAAGATGATCTCGATCGGGGAGCGGCCGATCTACCTCGATGTGAAGTGGGAGAAGCGCATCCTCGGGGACCGCAAGCTCTTCGTCCATCAAGAGGGTGACTTCTTCGTGCTCACCGACGAGGCCGATGACATCGACCTCGGGAAGCGGCCGGAGTGGGAGGGGGAGCGACCGGGAGAGGACTGGGTCCGCGAAGCCTACGACCTGATCCTGACTCAGGTGCCGCACATGGAGCCGGAGGCGATCAGCGCTTCGCAGCTCTGCTTCGGTGAGGTGTGGAAGGCCACGGCCAGTATCGTCGTCGAAGCGCTCGACCGACTTCGGAGGAGGGGCATCGAGAAGCCGCTCGGCAAGCTCTTCCAGATCGCGTGGGACGAAGCGATGCAGGTCAGTCTCACGAAGGCGCCGCAGGTGCATCAGGTGGGTCTGTGGCTCACCGTGACGATGGGCGACGTGGACGCGTACACGCGCGCTCGCGCGTACCTGGGCGGGGGTGCGCGCCCGCACGACCTGCTCGGCCCGGAGGACGGGCACGGCTCACCGCTCTACTACCCCATGACGACGGGGGTCGAGGTCGGTGAGGACGGCACGATGAAGTCGGCGCCGTTCGACCAGTCGCCTCGCGGTGTGCTGGAGGCGATCCGTCAGCGCCTCGTCTACCGTGGGATCATGCGGGAGAGGTCGTAGCGGTGGGACTCTTCGATCTCGTCGACAAGGTCCACGCGGTGCAGCAGGAGCACCAGAACCTCCACCCGTTGCTCACCGAGTTCCTCTACGACTCCAGCACGAAGAAGATCCCGGGTCCCGACGACTGGCTGCCGGCGTCCGGGGTGCCGACGTGGTGTCCGCGATGGCACGTCATGGCGTGGCGCCTGGGGCACCGCGAATCCGTCCGCGAGCTGGACGCACAGTCGCGCTGGGCGATGGACCGAGGCACCGCGCTGCACCGGACCTTCCAGGAGCTATGGATGGGGCCGATGGGGTGGATCCTCGGCGGGTGGCGCTGCCCCCACTGCGGGCACCTGCACACGTCTGGCAGCGAGCCGAACAAGCCCGAGCCGCTCATCGACGGGTGGAAGTCCCCGGTCACCCCGAAGAACGCGGTGGTGATGCCGGAGCGCTGCGAGACGTGCGACCACAAGAGCAGCAAGTTCGACCCGTTCCGGTTCGAGGAGCCGTGGTGCCGCAACGAGGCCGAGCGGGTGCGCGGACCTTGCGACGGGATCCTCAACCTGCCGGCGCACGCGATCGAGTTCTTCGACCTGAAGACCACCAGCGGCCTGAAGTGGGTCCGGAAAGAGCCGCGTATCAAGGACGTGATCCAGCTCCACTGGTACATGGACACCTACGACATCCGGCGGGGTCGGATCGTCTACATCAACCCCGGCGAAAAGCGGTTCGAGGACGCGGTCGTCGAGCACGTTTTCAGCTTCGATACGAACCTGATGACGAGAGAGAAGAGGAAGATCCGTGGCCTCCGCGAAGCGCTCAAAGAAGAGTCCCGACCTGTCCCAGCTTGTCCGTATGGCGGAAAGCTGCCGTATGGCGACTGCGCATGCGTCGAACTGGCGGTCACCTGGGCGAGTCGGGGGAGTTGACCTGTCACTGAAGAACGTCGGGGTGACGGTGCTGACTGAGGCTGGCCTGGTTCAGCGCACCCTCACCATCCAGACGAAGCTCGACAAGGACGCGAGCGAGGCGCAGCGCATCGAGCGCCTCATCTACATCGCGAACGAGCTGGTCGGGATCGTCAAAGAGTTCCGGATCGTCGATCTGGGGGTCGAGGACTACGCCTACGCGGCGGGCTACTCGGCGCACCAGATCGGGGAGATCGGGGGGACCATCAAGACCCAGATCTGGCTGGCCTGCGGAGTCGTCGTCCGGCCGGCCCCGATCAAATCCGCCCGGAAGCACGTCATCGGGTACGGAGGATCGTTGGGAAAAACCTCGAAAGAGGCCAAGGCGAACACGGTCCACATCGTTCGCGAGGGGTATGGGGTAGACGTGGCCAACGATCACGAGGCAGATTCGTTCGTCGTGGCTCGCTACACCTTCGACAAGGTCGTGGCAGAGGCGAAGGAGGCGCAGGAGTTATGGGAGAAGCAGGAAATCTAGTCCCCCTCACGGGCAGCGCGATAGCGGCCCCCGAGGTGATGACCGAGAGGCAGGTCGCAGCCGACCAGGTCCGGAGGCGGATCGCTGAGCTGCGGGATCGCGTGGCGGAGAGCTACTACGAGATCGGCCGGCACCTTCATACGGTCCAGCGCGAGGCGCTCTACAAGCTCTGGGGGTTCGAGACCTTCAGCAGCTACGTGGAGGCCGAGGTCGCATTCAAGTGGCGCAAGGCCATGTATCTGATGGCGATCTATCGGTACTACGCGCTGGAGCTGAGCGACAAACAGGTGTTCGAGCTGGTGAAGTCGCTCGGGGTGTCGAAGGCGCACGCGCTCATCGACGTCATCAACCCGAAGAACGCCGAGGTCTGGGTCGAGAAGGCGAAGGCCCTCCCGGTCAAGAGCCTGGAGGACGAGGCGCGACTCGCGAAGAAGGCGAAAGAGGAGCGCCGGAAGCAGCGCGCCGATTCTGCGCGGCACCGCGAGGAGACCGAGGCAGCCGAGCAGCAGACCGACGCCGAGGGCCGGCGCGGCAACGCGGTCTACGACAAGCCCGAGGGCGACGACGAGGGGGTGGGGGGCGCCGCTGCTGGCGCCGGCATCCACACCGACCTCCACGGCGGGCTCGGGGCAGACCCCGTCCCCGAGGACGAGCGCGGGGAGCTGCGCCGGATGTTCCAGTGCCTCCTCACCGGGGATCAGCGCCAGAACATCCAGGCGGCGATCGACTGCGCGTCCCACCTCATCGACGACGGCAAGTCCCGGACGCAGCAGGAGAAGAACCACGACGCCAACGGCTACATGCTCGACTTCGTCGCGACCGGGTTCCTGGCCTTCCACGGATCCACCGTCCGCGAGAACCGGAAGAAGCACTCGGCGACCCTCCGGCGCGACACCCTCGCGGCCTTCGAGCGAGCCTTCGGCGTCCGCGTCATCGCGGTCGACGCTGACTCTCCCAACGTCGTCTACGGGGAGGGCCACATCGACGCGCTCATGGGCGAAGCGAACGAGGAGGGCTCGTGAGCATCAGCCGCAAGATGATCGTCGCTGAGCTAAAGCTCACGCACGCCCACCTCGGGCAGTGGATCGACGAGCTGGAGAACCCCGGCGCCGCTGGACCGGGCGGCCAGATTATCCCGGCCGACGTGAGCGCGGACGCCTCCGTGATCGACATGGAGACGATCCCGCGCGAGCAACTCAAGGCCGAGCTGGCGATGATGGCCGGCAAGCTGGAGGTGATCGCCACCACGGTCTGATGGCCACGTCACGCATGGTCACGTAGTGTTTGTGCAGACGTCTGCACAGGTCTACGCTATCTTGGACCGTAGGAACCGTTCGTCTAAGGTAGCAACCGTGGCACAGAACAAGCCCACCGTGGCGCAGCTCATCGCCAACCTCTCGTTCGCGGACGTCGTAGACACGATGCTCGTCGAGGGGACTTCGGCGTCCGCCGTGGCAGAGTTCATCCAGGACGATCAGGGGGCTCTGGCCGAGATCAACCAGAGGACCCTGATCAACGCCCTCGCGAGGCGGAAGAGGGAGCGCCAGCAGGAGATCGAGCACCAGGCGGCCGAAGAGGACGAGGGGCGTCATTGGTTCGACACGACAGGCGGGAAGAAGCCGAAGAGCGACGAGGGGCCGAAGCTCCCGTCACCGATGTCTCGCGCGGCCTACAAGCGCCTGAAGGGCGGCATCAACGAGCTGCACGAGCTGGAGGGGCTCTACCTCTCCCAGCGAGACCGCCTCGACCGGCTCATCCAGAAAGAGCACGACGTCGGCGCGTTCAGCGAGCTGACGAACCGGGAGATCGGCTGCGCGGCCAGCCTCCTGATGCAGCGGGTCGCTGTGAAAGAGAAGATGGGCGTCCTCGATGGCGAGCGGGTCACCGGCGACGTCAAGGACTTCAAGGGGTACTCCCGCGAGACGGCGGAGGTGCTCAGTCAGCCCGGTCCACGGCGCCGCGTGATCTCGATCGTCGAGCGCATCGCGGAGAACGAGCGGGCTCGCCTGGCGGCAGCGACGGCGGAGCCCGAGGCCGACGAGGAGAACCAGGCGGCAGGGTGATCGCGTGAGCATCGTCATCGAGGACGGCCGCCCTCGGTCGGTTCGCAACCTCGACGAGGAGCGCGAGCGACTGTTCGACGAGCTGGACGCCCTACCGCCCCACGAGAAGCTCGCGGTCCTGGAAGCCTTGGAGAAGGTGGGTGGCGGGTTCGAGGACGAGTTCGCTCGCATCGTCGAGGTCGACTACAAGGTCCGCCCCGTCGGCATCCGGCGCTTCATCGAGGACGACTACTACCTCGGGCACATCGGCCGGACCCTCTACCCCAAGCTCACGGAAGACCTCATCGACCTGTTCGAGGGCGGCTACCAGGAGGGCGTGCTCGGTGGCTCCATCGGCTGGGGCAAGAGCTTCTTCGCCACCGTGGCGATGTCCTACGTGCTCTACCAGATGAGCTGCCTGCGGAACCCCCAGGCGGCCTACGGGCTCGCGGACGGCTCGGCCATCTACGTCGCGGTCCTCGCTCCCTCCGAGAAGGTCGCGCGCCGCGTCGCCATCCAGGAGATCAACGGCAAGATCGACCACTCGCCGTACTTCCGCGAGCACTTCCGCTACCTGCGGTACGCCCCCAGCTCGTTGGAGATCGAGTTCCCGAACAAGATCTGGGTCGTCGCCGGCTCGACGCGCTCGACGGCCATCATCGGCCTCAACGTCTTCAGTGGGTTCATCGACGAGTCGTCCTTCATGGGCGAGGCGAAGTCGCTTGACCAGGCGGGACACGTGCTGGTCGAGGACGTCGGCGAGAAGATCCACAAGAGCATCATCCGCCGCATGAAGAGCCGCTTTCAGCGCGCCGGGAAGATCCCCGGCATCCTGCTGACGGTCTCGTCGAAGGAACGCCCGACGGCCTTCATCGAGAAGCGCGTGGCGCAGGCGAAAGACAACAACGACCACACGTTCTACGTCCGCGAGTACGCCACCTGGGACGTGCAGCCCTCCGACCGCATCAGCGACAAGCGCTTCCTCGTGGTCGCCGGCAACGAGAAGATCCAGTCGAGGATCCTCCCCGACGACGCGACCGAGGAGGATGTCCTCAAGTGGAAGGATCTGGGGCTCCGTGTCGTCGAGGTCCCCGAGGGCTGGCGCACCGACTTCGAGCGCGACATCGACAGCGCGCTGCGGGAGATCGCGGGCATCGCGACCGAGGCGATCACCCGTTTCATGGCGCGCATCGACCGCATCTCGGCGGCGGCGGAGCTGGGGAAGAACCTGGTGAACCCCCTCGGCGGCGAGGGGCAGGAGAACCTCCACACCTGGGTGGCTGGGACGCCGCTCACGATCAGGTGGGGCGAGATCGCGGACTCCTACCAGCAGCGCCTTCCCGGCGGCGTCATGGAGGACCGGTGGCGCCCGAAGCGGCACCCGAACGCCATCCGCTACGCCCACTGGGACAGCTCGCTCACGGCCGACTGCACCGGCCTGGTCATCGGTCACATCGCGAACTGGACCGAGGTGGTGCGGCGAGATCCGTTCGGCGAGGAGTACAACGAGATCGCGCCGGTCATCGAGACCGACCTGGTGTTGCGCATCAAGCCGCCGGCTGGCGACGAGATCATGCTCAGCGACGTCCGGGCGATCCTCTACCAGTACATCGGCCACGGCTTCCAGATCTCCTACGTCTCGATGGACCAGTTCCAGAGCGCGGACTCCCTCCAGCAGCTCAAGAAACGCGGCGTCGAGGCGGAGGTCATCTCGATCGACAGGACCAGCGACGCCTACGACACGGCCAAGGACGCCATCTACGAGGGGCGGGCCATCTTCCACCCCCACCCCTGGCTCATCGCCGAGCTGAAGTCGGTGCAGCGGGTGATGAAGAGCGGCGGCCGGGTGAAGATCGATCACCCGAAGAAGATGGTCGGTCCAGGAGGGGTCGAGGTGATTGGCTCCAAGGACGTCTCCGACTGCCTGGCGGGCGTTATCACGTCGCTGACGCGTCGGATGCCTGGTCGGCCGATCCCGCCGGTCAAGGGCGCCACGACGGGCCACGTCCAGGAGAAGGCAGACCACTCCTGGGTCTCGGGTGGCAAGGTGATGGTCGACCCGAAGAGTGGTAGGAACACCGACGGCCGGAGTATTGTGGGCGGGACCCCCACTTTTGATCCGGTGGACGGGCCGATGCCCTTCATCAAGGGGTAGGAGATCGAGTGGCGACCTTTCGAGAGCTGATCGAGGGCTTTTCCCAGGGGATGGGCAACCAGATCCGTGGCTTTTTCGCCGCTGCCCCTGAAGTCCAGTCCGCTCAGCTCCGACGTGGAGGCATGCCCTCCAGCGAGCGCGCAGGACTCTCCTACAACCTCGCGAGCCAGTTCGGGTACGACTCGCTCGCGCAGCACCTCCGGGTCGACCAAGACCTCCAGGCGCGCTTCTCGGACTACGAGGAGATGGACGAGTACCCGGAGATCAGCACCTCCCTCGACATCTACGCGGACGACGCGACGATGCCCCGGCTCGACGGCGGCGGTCAGTCGGTCTGGGTCACCTCGGACGACAACGGCACGTCGAACGAGCTGAACGACATGCTCCACAAGAAGATCCTCGTGGAGAACGATTCGTGGGGCCTGTCGCGGACGCTGTCGAAGTACGGCAACGGGTACGCCGAGGCGCTCGTCAGCGAGCAGGGCGTGATCGGGATGAACTTCCTCCCGCCTCCGACCGTGCGCCGCGTCGAGGGCCCAAGGGGCGAGCTGCTCGGGTTCGTGCAGGACACGAAGGGCGAGTTCAACATCTCGCTGGAGGACTTCTACAAGCTGGCTCAGCAGCGCGGCACCGACGCCGAGCGCACCCGCGCCCCGGGCGAGCTGACGGTGTTCGAGGACTGGGAGCTGATCCACTGGCGCCTGCGCGGCAAGCACCTGCGCTCGGTCTACGGCCACGGGATCATCGACCCGGCGCGGTGGATCTGGAAGCGCCTCGCGCTGCTGGAAGACGCGTTGCTGATCTACAAGCTCTCGCGCGCCCCCTCGCGGTACGCGTTCTACGTCGACGTCGGCGAGCTGGATGGCGAGCGCGGTCTCGCCTACGTGAACCGGGTCAAAAACCAGTTCGTCAAAAAGAAGTTCGTGAACCCGAGCACGGGCAAGCTGGACATGCGCTACAACCCGCTCGCGCACGACGAGGACTTCTTCGTCCCCTCGCGCAACGGCAAGGACTCGACGCGCATCGAGGTGCTCCAGGGGCCGGACTACGCGGAGACGGACTCGCTGGAGTACCACCGCGACAAGCTCGTTGCGGCGCTCAAGATCCCGAAGATCTACATGGGCTACGGCGGCGAGTCGACGAAGGGCGCGCTGTCCTCTGAGGACATCCGCTTCGCGCGCACCGTGATGCGGATTCAGCGCGAGATGCGGATGGGCCTGCGGAAGCTCTGCCGCATCCACCTCATTGCCCGTGGCGCCCAGAACCCCGACGCGCACGACTACGACGTCCAGATGACCGTCCCCTCCGCGATCCTGGAGCTGGCGAAGCTGGAGGTGATGAGCGCCACGGCCGACCTCGCCGAGCGCATGGGCACCGTCGTCTCCACGAAGTACGTCCTGACCAGCCTCTTCAAGTTCACCGAGGAAGAGGCTGTGAAGCTGATGAAGGAACGGGACGCGGAGCTGCTCCAGAGGGCCGCGCTGGAGGCCCAGATGGGGCAGTTCGGCGGCGGCGAGGAAGAGCAGCAGCAGCAGGCGGCGCCCGAGGAGGGCGAAGAGGCCGAGGGCGAGGAAGAGGCTACTGAGGCACGGCGTCGGTTCCGGGAGCGTCGTCGCGCTGCTCTGACAGAGCGTCGGTTCAACGACGCCCTGCGCAAGAACCACGCGAGCTGGGAGCGCCAGTTCAACCTCAAGATGGAGTCCGTGACGAAGGTCGAGGCGAAGCTCTCGCTGCTCCTGAAGCACGAGCCCGCGACCCGGCGCCGGATGGAGCGCTTGGAGGGTCTGCTCATGGACGTCCAGCGTGGGATGCGTCACGCAGCATGACGCAGTGGCATTACGTTGCCGTAGGTGGACCTGCGATACTTGACAGTGACGAGGCACGGGTCATAGCGTTAGCCCGTCTGGCGCGCGGTCCTCGCGCAATCACGGCGGTTTGTTTATGCCCACCGAGATGATGGTCGATGCTGATTTCCTGGGGCGCCTCACTTTGGGGTCGCTGGAGGCCCAGGTGGGTGCCGTCGAGGAGGCGATCCAGGCGAACGCGTCCCTGTTCGGGGGCGACACGCAGACCGAGGTCCGTTCGGTCGTGACCCACACCGACCACTGCATCGTGGCGAACAGCGACGGCGACTTCTACAAGGCCGCCTGGTCGATGACCGAGGACGGTCACGTCGAGCTGGACGAGGTCACCGAGATCGAGGTCCCGGTCTACGAGGCCGACGCCATGACCGACCAGGCGCGTCGCAAGTCTCGCGAGGTGGTCGAGGCCATGCTCAGCGGGGCGCCCGACACCGACGACCGGATCCGCGACCTGACGCAGTACGTCTACACCGGCGCCCGGCTCACGGCCGAAGGGGTCGAGGACCACTGGTCGAAGCAGACCTTCGTGGAGTCCGACTGGTACCTGGCGACCCGCGAGCAGGAGACCAAGATGCGCGCCTTCATCGGCGCCGAGGCCAACCGGCTCGACATCGTGAAGCCCCGGTTCGAGGCCATGATCGAGAGCGACCTCTCGGAGGACCAGGAGGACGGCCATCGCGTCGGCGTCCTGAAGTCCCTGGGCCGACTCGCGGAAGCGTTCGAGGGCCTCGCGGGCCGGGTCGAGCTGGCCGCCCAGATCGACGAGAGCTACGCCGCGCGAGGCGGCGACTCGATGGCGGCGACGGACTTCGTGTCCTTCGTCGAGGACTACACGGCGGACCTCGATGCCGTCGGTGGAATCATCTCGGATGCTGCGGCGGTGGCCGAAGACGGGTGCGTGAAGTGCCTGGCTCGTCTCCACGACGGGGTCGCCGGACAGATGTACGAGTGGGCGCTCGCAGGAGCATTCATCGAGAAGCTCGCGCGACGTTTCGAGGCGCCTCAGGCGGCCTGAAAGGACGAGAAATGCTGCTCACCAAGAACCGCACCGTGAACCCGCTCGCCGAAGACCTCAAGGACATGGGGATCGACGCCGGCAAGTTCAACAGCCGGGTGGACCAGATGACCGGTGCCCTCACCGAGCGCACCGGCAAGGGTGGTGACTGGAAGAGTCAGCCCCCGGTCGCCAGGCACGGCTACGGCCCCAACCTCTCGACGCACGTCGACGAGGATCGCGCGCTGGTCGAGGCGGCCGGCGGAGGCGAAGGCGGCGCCGTGCTCGTGGAGGGGGAGCAGCTCGACGAGAAGCTCTCGGCAGCCCGCTCCAAGGGCGACCGTGCCCGCTCCAAGCGAGCGGCCCGGAAGGAACGT